CTCTAGGTCTGTTGTGGATTTTCTTAAGTTGGCACCACGAGCACATCCCGATCGCCTCTGGGATCACTTGCATCGCGGCACGATTGCAGACCGGACATTGGGTCGGCTCAGCGTGCCATTTTGCCAATGGGCAACTAAGTGATGCACGCTTGATGCCGTGCTCTATGTTTGCCTTTTCGGCTCCGTGCTTGGCTGCGATTGTGTTGCAAACTCCACCGTCTACAGACCAATCTGATTCGGTACATGCAGTACAAATAGCAAGTCGCGATCCTTGCACGGGTTGACCGGACGAGCCGCCGCAACACTTCTTTTCTGTTTCCATTTAGCAGCATCCAAAAGACAGGTCGCGGAAGTACGAGGTCGACAACGCATCATCGCCGCCGGATGATGCTGAATTTCTAACGGATTCGATAAACGCATCGATCTCTGTGTTTGTTGCGGGTACAGTCACTTGGGGAGTCGAAAGAAATGGCACATATTCCGCTCCGTAAGTCGCAGCTACCCAGGCATCAAACGCTATCGATAGCTCGCCTTGATTGGCGCTTCCGCAAATATAAAACGAGTAGTAGACGAATCGTGCGTTATTGTCAGCACTATTGGGAATTCCTGTACAACAAAAAGATTCAAAGACAAGAACCAAACGATAGGCAAGCACGTCGTCTGGCGAGAGAAATCCAACAACGTAATCCGTAAGGTCGACTTCACTCACGACGGTAGCACCTGAGCCAGTAAGGTCGACCGTGTACGTCACGCTGTCCTCAACTGGGCAACGACAGCAGCAGTCCAAAGACGTAGCGAATTTTTTATTATTAAAAAGGATCTTTCCTTTGTAGTAAATAAATGCCATTGGTTTTTATTGATAGCCTGGTTGCGGACATTCGGTTCCAACAATAACTTCGTCGTCCAATTCGCAATTGTCCCAGACCCATAGCTTTTCACGCTTAATGCGAATTTGATTTGTTTCAAAAATTACATCCACAACGACGAGTCTTGGTCGGTAAAAATCGACATAGACGATGACCCAGATGCAAGGGCCATCATATCCATACTCTTCATCGCCAGCCATTAGGACAGCTAGACCGACTCTACCAGGGAGGTCGCGATAGTCACGCTCGTTGAGTATTCCCATTGGATCAGTAAGATCCACGGTACCATCTTCTTGCTGTCCAGGCACCGGCATCGATCCACCACAACGAACGCGAGTTACGGTTCCGCTCATTGCGTCCCCGGCCGCTCGATCAACACAATTGATAGGCACTTCTTCGGCGTAATCCAGTGCAGAAAAAGTAAACTCAATGATTTGCGAACTACCGCCACCACCGCCGCCACCACCTGACGGCCTTCTCTTTATGTGGATGCGCTCGCGATTGCCGATCATCCCTACAAGTTCTAGAGCGTCGGCCTTTGTAAATCCGTAAGTTTTATCGTCAAGTCCCATCACTCAAATCCTTAGAAATGAAAAGCTGATTGATGGGTAAATGTCAAACTCAAGCACTGCTGGACCGCCTTTTCCTCCAGACCCGTCAAGCGGTCCGACAAATTGCACATCGTCTCCGTTTGCGTCTACCATTGTGTAGGCAATCTTCGTAGGGCCAGAAAGGTATCGTTCGCCCTCATCAAGCATCTTGTGCGTCCACTTTTCCTTGTTGTACTTAAGTGAGTATTGATTAAGTCTTCGTTTCTGACCGTAGTAAAATCCTGTAGTGGATGCCATAATTGTCAGCAACCATGTCTTGGCAGCACCACCTTTAAAAGGTGAGACATTTACAGTTTCCACTAAATTAATCATTTCAAAGTCAGTAATTGCGGCATTTTCAAACTGGAAAAACTCCCAGACTCCAGTATACCTACCGATCGAAATTCCATACGGAAACGGATCACCTGCGGAATTAACTACAGGATCGCCGCTGATGTCTTTTGTGACCAGTCTTTCCTGACGCTCAAATTTGGTTTCGTAGATCGGCACCCAGGCGTTAGCGTCGGTGGCAATGTCCTGGCTGTTTTGGCTTTCTTCAACTTCGCTTGAAAACTCACATGTGACATCCCAAAGCGTAGGGCTTGTCGGCCTTCTTTTTGCGTTCTTTGATCGGCAAACCGAATATCCGAAAGCTGATACCGTCACACCAACGATCGGCAATCCAGAAGTATTGAGTATGTTGATCCTTGAATTGTTTTTATTGTCAGCTTCGACGAGGAATATATAGGTCTCTTCAAGCATTGGAATTCCTCCCTTTGACCTGAGTCTAGCATCGCCTTCCCGCTTTTCGCCCAATACTGTGTTTGCCACGTTACCTAATCCTTGAAAACTTATTGTCTTTAATTGCCTCGACTGCCTTATTGACTGCGTCGGTAATGATCAACTCGCCTGGAGTAGGCACAAGTAAGTCTTTTGGCCTAAACGCATCGCCACTCGCCGAAATTGCATCACCTATTGCACTTGCCAGCACTCCTACAGAATTAGAGTTTGTACGATCTTTTGCAGCCTCTCTTGCTTTGTTTTCCGCTTCAACCCTTGCCTTGAATTCTGTCGATGATGGGTCAAGCGTGGCTGGATTCATCCGCTTGCGTGCTTCCATTTCGAGATTTTCGCGTCTCTTTTTGTCTCTCTCGTCAAGCTCATCAAGTAAGTTTTTAATGTTGTCAATTGGCTCGGTCATAGTGTTGTAATCTTGCCCGCTAAGTAAAGCGCTCACAATGACAAGTGCATCCGATGCAGCGGCTCCAACAAAACGGAAACCGTCTACAAGAGCCTCGACTAATCCAATCAAAACCTCTGCCTTCGAAATGCCCTGACCGAAACCACTTGTCAGGTCAATTACAAGTGGTGCAAGAGCTTCACCAAGTTTTATCCCAGCTTTCTCTAAGTCTCCCATCGCAATCGCTAACTTGCCGCCCATCGTTTCTGACAGTTTGTCCATCATGCCGGCATACTTACCGCCTTCCGATGTTGCAGACATAAATGCGTCCCTGACTTCAAGCGACGATATAGCTCCGTCCTCCATTCGCTCTTTAAGCTCCAGCATTGACTCCCCAGTTTTGCGACTAATCTCTTGCAGTGGATTAAATCCTGCGTTGATCATTTGCAAAACATCTTGCCCCATTAAACGGCCTGCGGCCGAAGTTTGAGAAAATGCAAGCGTAAGAGAATCAAAGCGTTGCTCATTGCCTTGAGATATGTCACCAAGCATCTTAAGGTTTTCCATTACCTGTACGACAGGAATGTTAAAGCTCAGCATCAGCCTTGCAGCGTCTCGCACTCCGCTGGTCGACAATGGAGTTACGTCGCTAAATTGACGAAGTTCTGAAAGCAACTGAGTCGAGCTTTCGATAGATCCCGTCAATACCTCAAATGCAGCGGATGCCTGCTCTGCGTCGATGGCAAGCTTGATTGATTTCTGGACCGTGCTAATACCGAGGTAAGCGGCTGCTAACCCCTTAAGCTTGCCAATCCCGTCACTGATCGCAGAATTGTTCTTTACGTGGGCGTTAGCGGCTTTCTCCGTCGACCTGGTTGCCGCATCCTGCTTTGCTTTCGCAGAGTCCAGCAATCGAGTATAGGTCGCTTGGTCAATGCCTCCTTTTTGCAATGCCTTGCCTAGCCGATCCTGTGTCAGACTAAACTTTTCTGATGGTGATCTCGCCTCTTCTATCGCACGCGATAGACGCCTGGTTTCCTGCCCTGACAATGCCGCTTTATTGATATAGTCGGCAGCGTCAAGTGTGAGGCCGACGCTGTATGTATTGATCGTCGTAGCCAAGATTAACGCCCTCTCGTCAGTACGGTTTTAATGAAATCATTGCACTGACTTTCAATGCTTGAGGATTTCTTATCGGGCGCAGACAGTTCGCCAGCGTAGTCATGCGGATAAAATAACTTTCGCTTGCGCGGTAGGTATTTCAGGTCCGCCCTGTCTTTCGGGATCTTTGAATTAACCTCAAACGCAAATGATGCTTCAGCTAGCTCCATTTGTGTCGCGTGCCTGTCGTATTCACCGCCCCATGGTTCGATTCGGTAGTATGCTTCCCAAAGCCGAACAACTTCGTCGGGCGTCGAATCGAGCCACGTGCGGGGATCGTCTATTCCAAGATGCAAGCACAACCGACAAGCTAGACGGAGCTTGGGGTTGTGTCTAAGTTTTTTACTTCACGGCCAACATCTTCATTGTCAACCCCGCAAACTCGCATACACTCAGCCATCAGCGGACCCGTCACCGAACCAGGGACACTACCCCATTCGTCCCATTCGTCTTCAGTGAAAAAGGGTTCTCCGGAAGCTTCGTCTCGAACGCACGCCGACAAAAATAAACCGTCAGCCTTGCCCGATACAAAAGTCCCTTTCTTGTCGCGAGCCAATGCCAACAGGTCGGCTTTCTTTGATGCCAATAATCCGACGACTCGATATTTATTGCCATCGATCGTTATTACAGATTCCGCAGGCTTCATTGCCTTGAGCTTGTCGCCTAATCTCATTCGTCTTCTTCCTCGTCTTCTTCCTCGTTAAATTCTTGCCGTTGCTCCTGAGCAGTTCGGCCAGTATGCGCCATCTCAATCGGATCAGGTCCGTCGCCATCCTTGAACCCTCGCAGCAGGTTAATCTGCCTTTGAATCTCGGGAACAATTTCCTTTGGAACTCCTGACAACGGCAGAAACTTTCCTTCCATGCTTCCCGTAGGGCAGTATCCCATGAGTCTCTGGCCGTCCAGTGTGATCGTGAAAACTTGATCCTGATTTAAGGATTTCGTGTAAGTCACGTTTTTATATGTCTGCTGTAGCGTATGCGGCACAAGCACGACTTCAAATGATTCAAACATTAGCTAATCGCTGGCCCCGTCTCTCCATCGTATTGCCATTCAATTTGCCCAGTCATCAAAACTCCATTCTCCATTGTGGGCGGAGTGTATCCAGTGATGAATCCAGTCCCGACTAGAGACGTACCGATGTCTGTAGGCATTGTTACTGTGATAGTTCCGGCTGCACTCGGGAAGGTGGGTGATGTAGAGCCTGCGACCCACTTAAACGTTGCACTGGACGGAGCAACCGAGGCGAGGTCACTTGGAATCATTTCCATGATGTTTTCGGTTGCAAGCGTCGATGCGTCAATCGCAGCGTTCTGGAATGCTCCGGGAGAAATAGAGATCGGGTCAATTGACGCCGAAAATGTAGGTGTTGCAAACGTTACCGTTGCTCCGTTCCCAGTGTCGCCAGTGATTGCCATTGTTAAATATCCTCTGAGTAATCGATCTCAAAATCCAGTGAAGTAACATATCTGTGGTCGTCGCTATTTTCTTGAGAATAGTCGATTTCATTTCGCTGACCTGATTCAACTCTTGCACCTCGCACGTTACATCCAAAAGTAACGCCCTTTGTGCCTACGATTCCAGAAATCCTTAACTGCTCTGCGATCTCATTTGATACCGACCTGGTTGACGCGTAACAATCAAACTGCAATCGGGAATGAGCTAGCCCTGCGAATGTCGAAAGTGTGTAGTCATGCCGTGTCGAAATCTTGCTAACTGCAACCGCTGGAAGCGTTGCACTTTGCGGTGTAATGTCTGCATAGATGCGACTGCCAATCAAATCAGTAATTGCTGACTTGCTTAGCATGAAAAGCCGTATCGCTTCAGTCACTTCTGTCATATTAGTCCGTTGAAAGTAGGAGGCCCATGTAAAGTGACGTTTCTGTCGTCTCTCCATTTGCAACGCGAATCGTTGCCACTGTTCCTCCAGCTAGCGGGTTAGTTGTGTCTGTCGACTTAACCCAACTCCTGCCCTCGGAAGCGACAATGTCGTATGCAAGGAGCGACGCAGGAACAGACGTGAAGAACTCTACAGAGCATCGGTTTCGACAGCCAATCGCAAATAGATCAAGACTATCTCCGACAAAGGCAGTCACGTGCGGCAACTGCTTTGAAACAACAATAGCTGTGGTGACAATTGGAAGGTTCGCACCGATTCCGGCGTCAATCGAAATCGTAGTCGCGGTGGTCGCTGTTACGTCAACATTACGCTGATAACCTCCTGCCCAAAACACAGCCACGGTATCAGTATCTGTAATTCCGTGACCACTCGCTACCGTCAGGATTGCGGTGTCGTTGTCAGTTCTGGTCGTAACCGTCCCCGCTTTTCCGGCCGGTAGAGTGATCGTCAACGCCCGTTCATCTTCTTGCGTTCTAGTCTGTGATGACGAGATTGAAACCGCGCCGATGTTGGTCGTGATTGTCGTTTTTGCCATGGTATCCCTTTGCGTTATCTCATCATTTCGTTGATCTTATTTGTCAATGCCGCTTTCATCGCAGAAAGCTGCGCAGGTTTCGTTTCATCAAAAGCCTGTACAATCCAGTTGCGAATCGCAGACTTAACCCGCCCCGCGTCTCGTCCCCATAGCTTGTGTTGTCGCGATCCTGACTTTGGCGAGTTAAAGTAAGCTTTGTTTCCGCTTGGATGCTTTGGGCCAACAATCGAAAACGCAAGACGATTTCCTTTTCTAGTCACGTAATCAATCGTTGTATGTAGCTTAGTATTCCAGTTTGCCGAAGCCTTTTGCTTGGCGGATCTCTTTTGCCTGTCGGCATCTGTTCCACGAGGTGCCAGATCCTTTGCCCGTGCGACAATAACCTTTGCACCTGCTGTAGTTGTCGCTCCCATTACATCGTGCCTCTTTAACTGAGGAACCGCGTCAAACATCTTTGCAAGCTCTCGGTCGCTTGGAAAATTGATCTTTATTTGCAGCCCGTTGCCAGCCATTACGTTACCGCCTGCTTGCAATGAAGTTCTGTGTATCGCGGGTATCCATCCACTGGCTTAACGTAACCAATCCCGTATGTTCCGCTTGAATGTATCACTTGCATTTCTGGCGTGATTGATGGCTGTTCGCGAATAGTAAATATGCAAGAGATACCAGCCTCGACCGATCTCCCTCTAATCGTTTCCGTGCCTGCCGTTGGCATCCATTTTGCCGGTTGATTTAGGTACAAAGTCGACCATGTACGAATCGGCTGTCCATTGTCACTCAACGTTGTAGTGGAACTCTGAATTGTGATTTGGTGTCTCATCTGCCCAATGTGAAAGGCTTCGGGTCGTCCTCTCATGGGTAGCTGCTCCGCATGTAACGACGAACTAACGATTCATACGCACGATTGTCGTATAGCCTGTCGTTGTCGCCTCGCTGTTCAAAGTAGTATCCAACAAGCAGCAACATGGCTTGTTTTGCGACCGAAGGCACAAGGTTTCTGGCAGCGTATCCGGCAACGTACGTGATAGCTACAGCGTCCCATCGTGTGTATGTCGAAGGCCAAACCTTGTCGAATTTTAACCGCACACTCCTCGCTTCGGCGTCAAGCGAGTAAACGTCGCTTGACAATGTTTGCTGATCGTTTCCATCATCAAAATAAGTAATGGATGTTACGGACTGAATTGGACGCGAAAGCAAACACAATGCCGATCCGTAAAAACAACTTCGCTTAGTTTGCAATGTCTGCGAAATCATCGCCGAATCGGTATCGTGTTCCCACTGTTCACGAGCCGCCTGAATCGTAGCGATTAGCCTTTCGTCGTGCATTGTGTCGCTCATTGCTACGAAGCACTGGCTTTTCGCCTCTGCCAGCGTCAGCGGCTCCATTGCTGGAGAC